CCGTTGCTCCCATTACCCCCGTAGATCCTGTAGATCCCGTAGTTCCTGTAGACCCCGTATAACCCGTTGGACCCGTATAACCCGTTGCTCCCATTACCCCCGTAGATCCTGTAGATCCCGTAGATCCTGTAGACCCCGTAGATCCTGTAGGACCGATTTCTGTATCTGTGAATGGCACCGATGGTTCAAACGCACTTTTTGTACCGAATGCTTTTATTTTGAAAGACATTTATTATTGATAACATTATATTTAATTCATCCATACCATCATATTCTTCAATTCCTCCACTCCCTCCTTTTCACCCTCAAAAAACTTCTCTATCTCTTCCCACGAATATCTCATACTAAAATGTACAAGTATAAAATTTACCTGAGGATTATTCATCACAATCGGCTTCAAATTATTCCAATGAATATGACTATCTGTATCTTCCATATCTTCATCACGGAAGAATGTACATTCCACTATCACATACTTATACTCCAATAACTCAGGATTCATACTGAAACAACTTATATTCGTGTCCAGAATATAAGCCAATATCTTATGCTCTACATATACATTAATATCTATACCCCCTTCTTTTAATTTTCTCAACTCATGTCCTCCCAACCCCAAAAAACGAGGATTTAACTTCTTTCTCCTCTGGCATAATCCATATCCTCGCGTAGGAACATTATGCTTCAAATCGTAAACACGAACAAAATATCCCTGTTTCTTCAAATCAATCTCGTCTCCCGGATATGCTCCTCGTACTTGATAATGCCCAGAAACACGAGTAGTACCCTTTCTTAACTGATACGTTACTCTCAAAAAATTCTGGAAAAGATGACGAGATTCAGACGGGGAATATATCTGCGGAGTATGTTTCAATCCAGTTATTATCATCGGCAACTGGAAAGAATGATCCGAATGACAATGCGTAATAAAAATAAAATTTGGATTGTAATAAGACTGGATTCCTGCATCAAAAAATAATTTCAGCTCCGATATATAGAAACACGATTTCTCAGAACCCCTAGAATGGCCTCTCAATGTTAACTGAGTCCCCGGAAGTATATAAGAATACTTCCATACTTCATAAATTGCAGATTTATCTCTTACGGACATAAAATATTGGATATGTTTACTTAATTCTAATAAGAATTAAATCAATTTTATTCTTAACAACCTAACACAACCTAACACAACCTAACACAACCTAACACAACCTATGCAACACGCACCGATCAACGTCACATCGTAATTGAATATAGCCGATAGCGTCACCAACAAAAGAATCAGACGATTCCAAACAATTATAATTTTAGACAAAATTATAATTTATATCCTTATATAAAAATGTCTTGTCGTTGCTGCAACGACAAAGAAAATTATACCAGAGGTCTTCGTAAGGATCTTCGTAAGGATCTTCGTAAGGATCTTCGTAAGGATCTTCGTAAGAATACTAAATCCAAAGAACGATACAACGGAAATGGTAATGGGAATATTCCTACGTGGTTAGTTGCCCTCATATTTGGAGGATTTTTTGTCATCTTCTTGCTCGCAATATTCTTCGGAAGAGCACGGGTCGGCTGGAGAGGTCCTCCCAGACCCAGACATGGTATCTACGTCGGACCTGGTAGTATCCATGTCAGAGGTGATCATGGAGGTAGAGTCCATGGAGGGGGTGGTCATGGAGGGGGTGGTCATGGAGGTCGCCGATAATCTAGATACAAATTTAATTATTAATCCGGAGATGGATTAATAACAAAATAAAAACATTGATGAAAAATTTTGGAGAATTATTTTCCGGAAAAACGGAGGAAAATCATTTTCTGACTTTTCAAAAATTGGAAATTTTGAAATATATGGATCCCACAACACAGGATTTGTTGAAAATCCCAAAAGTAAGAAATTTAAACTATTACAGTTTAAATCCGTTTTCGAATATTTTCGAATATTTTCGAATTTTTCGAAAACAGTTGTTTTAAAAACTGTCTTGTGCTTAATAAATGGAATGCCGCTAAAATTAGCCACAAATCAAACTGTATATTTTTTGTTTTCGAATATTTTCGAATTTTTCGAAAACGAATATTTTCAAGGCTGTTATTCGTCTATATATTATTTTGGGTATTAAACTTGCCTTTTATTTTTGTGTTAATTTATTTTATTTCATATTATAAATGAATATTCTCGTGATATATTTTCTTCTATTAGTCTTAATTATATTAATGATTTTAATGTGGTTTTACGTTAATAATATAACCAATCAAAATAAAAACGAAGTAGACAAAAATATAGAAAACATTAATACAGACATAGAAAACATTAATACAGACATAAAAAATCTTAAATCTATAGCTAAAACACAGATTTATTTACCAAGGGAATTTGTGGATGGAGACAAGTCTGATGTACCTCTAAAGGAATGGTTTCCAAGTATATACGAATGGGCAACTACCAATTATACTAACGAGGAACTTAAAAGAATAACTTTTGTAGGAGATTTAGGTGGAAATTTTCCTGATCCATTACCCTGGACTCCAGTAGGACAGGGGTGGAATACGAGTAAGGTTGGTTTAGTACTTATAAATATATATTCTTCTAGAAGATTTTTTGGAACTTGGCTTTCGACCGTTGGAGATATTTATATATGTTCTGCGGTAAGAAATGCCGATCCTGTCTATTATAGTGTTTACGGATGGTATGAATATACCTTGCAAAAGAAACCAACACTCTAAAAAGGTATACATTCCATTTTTAAAATTAGTCACAAACCAAACTGTATATTTTTGTTTTCGAATATTTTCGAAAAATTCGAAAACAGTTGTTTTAAAAACTGTCTTGTGCTTAATAAATGGAATGTCGCTATTGCAGACGTGTATTAAAAACTAAATCTTCCCTAAAACATCACCAAAAAACTACAAAATATTGTCTAAAACTTAGGGGTATGTTAGATAAATGTTTATATAATTGTTACTGTTGTAAGAAAAAATTTGCACAAAAAGCTCATCTATATGATCATTTATCTATCTGTCAACAAAATACTCCATATGTAAATGAATTAAAGGAGGAAATAAGAGAATTAAAAGAACAGATAGTTGTTCTAAAAAGAATGAATAAATCATTGGAACAGGATAAAAAGGACCTCCTTAAACATTCTGAAACTATAGCCAAACAACCCCGATATACCCAGAATAACAAGATCAATATTACTCAGAATCTGGCTATTTTCAACAAGACAGATGAGGATATAAAAAAGTTGGTGCAGGAGAATTACAATAAGGATCATCTCCTGGAAGGTCAGAGGGGAGCGGCAAGATTTACACATAACCATGTTCTGAAGACCAAGCCGGGGGAGAAGCCTATTTATATGATCACGGATAAGTCCCGGGGTAATGGGAAATATCGAGTTTCCCCCAACGAGACAGTGATAGACAATGGGATGATAGGACTTTCTGATAAGGTTATTCCAACGATAAGGAAAAAGGCGGCGATAATTTATAGGGATGATTTTGAAAATGAGCTTATACAGAGTGGGTTTAATGAGTTACTCCAGGAGGATGTATCAGAATTTCGGAATGAAATGGTAAAATTATATAATAAGGCTGTTAATAAGGCTGTTAATAAGGCTGTTAATAGGACAGTATCTAAGATGTTAAGAAATGTTGTAAAGAGATACCCACAGATAGAAGATATTGATCATATTTTTGTGATAGAAGATTGATGTTAGGGTTAGATTAAATCGTCTGTCAGAAGTGGTAAATGGACGGATTTCAGATAGTGATTATTAAAAATGAATAATATATTTTAATACAGGTAATTAATGAGATGTCTTTTAATGACAAAACAAAGAATAATGATTTTCCGGAAAAATCTCCGGAAAAATCTCCGGAAAATAGGATATACGATCCGGTTGTTCTGAAGGCTTTTATGAGTCTTACGGATAGGATTCTTTTATTTAGCTTGACCCAACAGGTTAGATATAGATATCAGTATAATCAGGGGGAATATTATAGATATGAAACGTTTGATCAATATTGTTCCCATAAAGCATATTCTATGTATAGTCATTATTTTAGACAGAAAAAAGTTATAGATGTGATGTTTAGCAATGAGGAAAAAGCGCGAGTTAGGAAACTGTCCCGAAAGAAAATGGATGAGTATGATAGGAATGTGTATGCGTTATTGGAATCTTTCAATAATGTATTTAGTATAGTGGTTGCGATGGATGGAGATGATTACGACGTTGTACAGAATATGGTGTGCGAGTGTTTAGTGGAGTTGGTGAATCGACATTAGATTAATTTACTGACCATGATTTATGGTTATGGATATTTATTATATTCTGATATAATAAATGCCTAAAGCAAAATCTAAAAAATCTACGAGAAAACCACTTTCTAAACCCAAACAGTTCTGTATTCCGATAGAGAGCAAGAGGGATATTGGTAGAGATCGGAAGATTATAACTACGTTTGTAGAAAAATTGTATACAAATAGGATGTGGAAGGATCCATTGACACTAGATGATTTTTTCATTGTGTTTGATACGAGAGGGAGGAGAGTATGTATCGAATTGAGAAGAAAGATTAATGCTAATTATATCAAGTTAGAAGATATTCATGCGGCTATAAAACCGCATCATCTGAGGATCAGTGATGCTATAAAATTGGGGCGTCCTGAGGCAGATATTTTGGAGCATCATATGACGAAAGATGTTGTAAAATTGCCGAAGGGGATATACTGGCAAACATTATCCCATAATGGTCCGTATTTTTCTTGGATAATGGAACCATATAAACCGCATGGGACGCCAATTCAGTATGATGGGAAGGACTATAAGTTAACTCCACAGGAAGAGGAGGTTGCGAATTTTTGGGCCAAGAGGATTACGACAGATGAGACGGCAACTGTTGAGTGGACAAAGGATGCAGTTTTTCGTAGAAATTTTTGGAACGATTTTAAAAAGTATTTAACTCCGACGCATAAAAGGATTTTTAAAGATTTTAAGAAACTCAATTTTGAGAAAATCCGAAGAAGATTGATCCGAATGAGAGAGGATGAGACACCTGCGCAAAAATTGCGTAAAAAGAGATTATCTGCTGAGAAAAAGCATGATTATGGATTTGCAATTGTTAATGGTATTAAAGAAGCCATAGGTAATTTTGTAATAGAACCAGCTGCTTTGTTTCTGGGTCGGGGTAAGAATAAGATTAGGGGAAAAATAAAGAGGCATGTAGTTCCGGAGGAGGTTACAATAAATATTGGTAGGGAAGCTAGGATACCTCGTGCTCCTGGTGATCATAAGTGGAAAGGGGTTGTACATGATAAGAAGGCTAGATGGATAATGAAATGGTCTGATCCTATTACGGGGTCTAATAAGTATGTTTATATTTCTGCGGCGGGTCAATTTAAATCTAGGAGTGATGCTGAAAAGTTTGAAAAAGCGAGAAAGTTGAATAGATATTTGAGAGATGTGAGGAGGGGATACGAGAGAAGTATTAGAAGTTCTAATAAGATACAGAAGCAGTTGGGGACGGTAATGTATCTGATAGATCACTATGGTATTCGAGTTGGTGGAAAGAATGATGATAGTACAGCAGATACGTTTGGAGCGTCTACATTATTGGTTGGACATACAGATGTTTCTAAGAAAAATAAAGTGACGTTGGAGTTTTTGGGGAAGGATTCTATATTATTTAAGAAAACTATGGATGTGTCTCCAGAAGTGTATGCGAATTTAAGATCTTTTGTAGCAGGAAAGGGTAAAAAGGCCGAGCTGTTTGATAGAATAAGTGCATGTGATATCAATGTGTATCTTAAGTCATTTGATAAAGATTTGAGTGCTAAAGTTTTTAGAACTCGTTTGGCGTCTCACTTGATGGATGATGCATTGAAAAGGAATGAAGTTAAGAAAACGGCTAGAGAAGCGACTAAGAAGAAGGCATTTGAGAATGCGAATGCAGAAGTTGCTAGGGCACTTAATCATCAGAGAACAGTAACAAAGAAAGCTCAGGAAATGGTGAAAAAATATAAGAAGCAGTTGAAAGATATGCAGACAGAACTGAGGCAAAAGAAAAGAGAGAAGAGGGGGACAAAGTCGTTGGAGACCCGTATACAGAAAAAGAAGGAGGCTATAGCGTCTCGAGAGAATACGTTGAACATTGCTATTAATACGAGTAAGGCGAATTATATCGATCCGCGTTTAGTAACGGCATGGACTAAATCTCATGCTTTAGATGTATCCAAAGTATATACGAAAACATTACAGAATAAGTTTAAGTGGGCTATAGATACTACGCCTGCAGATTGGAATTATAATACGAGTCCTCTACTCCCAGATTACAAACATTTAGAACCTAAAGGAGATGTCGAGTGTCCCATAGTTCCCGAAAGGAAGGAAAAGAAGAAGGAAAAGAAGAAGGAAAAGAAGAAGGAAAAGAAGAAGGAAAAGAAGAAGGAAAAGAAGAAGGAAGGTAAAACTAAGGTGGCTGAAGAGATAGAGAGAGCGGAAAAATTAGGAAAAGCGATACGGATATTTAGGGAAGAAAGTCCGCGGGCTGATTTACCTAGGGTTCGTCTTGCCACAGCTGGTGAACAAAAGAGGGCTATTAAAAAGTTTAGAAATATGGTACTTGCGGGTGGTTATAATTTATTTAGGAAAGAAGATGGAGGATTGCTCGTAGGGAGGACAAAGCCAATTAGGGGTGAGTTAGAATTTCCTTTGTATTATAGAAACGTAATTTGGGATCTGAAAGAATTGATAGAGGTTGGTTTAAAATATCCAGCTTTATTGTTTATGAATGCTATATGTCACGATGCTGTAGATAATGTGCAGATTAGGAAAATTTTTAGAGAATATCGGATTCCGGAAAAACTAGAGGTACTGGTCAAGATTTAAATCTTAAAATTTAAATGTATGAAATTATCAATAAATGGATACTATTGATAATCTATTTGGAATTGAAAACGAATATAACGAATATTATGCATGTACAGTAAATTGTTTCGAAGGAAGGTATGATCCAATTATACTATAAAATATCTTTGCTAATGAGTTCATTGACTGAAAAATATATAAATATTACGGGGGATACAGAATTGGTAAATATTATATCAGATTATATCAGATTATATCAGATTATATCAGATTATATCAGATTATATCAGATTATATCAGATTATATCAGATTATATCAGATTATATCAGATTATATCAGATTATATCAGATT